TTTTGCTATGGCGTCGTTGAGGCTTGTGACATCAGTTTGCGTATAGTTTCCGCTTGCTATGATTGCGTTTAGGCGTTCGGCATCGGACATGAAAGAAGTGTAAAGACCTCCTGCGTAACTCGGGTTATTTGCAAACATTGAGTCTGCGTAGGATTGTGTTGTATTGATGATTGAGTCGAACGAATTAACCACATCTCCGAGAGTTGAGGTGCTTAAATCCGATAGAGAGGTGCTAGCGGCATCAGTAGCGTTCGTTAAAATATCGAGTGCGTTAGCATAGTTTTGTATTGGCACAATATCAACGTCTGCTCCATTTGTGAGGTCACTAAACATTTTTTTAAGTTGTTCAATATATAATTCTCCAGCAGTATGATATTTTCCAAGATCATCATAATTATATCTAGCAGAAGAATAGTCGTCAGGATTTAAGCCGAATGCTTCAGCAAGATTATCTAGCTCAACATTGTATTGAGCGTTATTGTTCGAGTAGTTCGGATACTTCGTCATAGCCCCTTGAATAATCTCAGCTATCCCAGCTATACCCATAACGTCTTCTTTGCTCATTGAACCGTATTTGTCTTTGTAATAAGATATAATTTTATCTGCTTGCTGTTTTGCTAAGTAGTCACCCATAAATTTATCATATCCGGAGGTAGTCCGAGTGTTGTACTCGATGCGTGATGTATTTGTACTTGTTGATTCGATATTAGATGCAGAACTTTTATTGATGTCTTGTAGCCCAAAAACTGCCTGGACCATCTGCCATTGTGTTGCATTAAGTTCTATAGTTCCACTTGCAATTTTGTCTAATACTGACTCTATACCACCTAAACCATTTACATATGTTTGAGCCATATCGTTATAAGCTGTAGTAGTGCTGTGCTTATGACCAGTAAATTGTTCATACATATCTGCTGCGCTAAGAGCCATCGCTTCAGAGGCTTTTTTTGCATCTATAAGTGAATTTCCGACGTCATCGACGCTATCAGCGAATTGTAAAGCTTGTGATGCTGTTGTGTCTGCACTGAGACCGAATTTATCAATCATTATACGAAGGGCATCGGCTTTTTCTTCAGCAGTTCCAAATGATAATGAATTTTTGATGCTATCCATATTTACGTCTAGATTTTGAGTGATACCTTTAAGCCATGTGCCAAACTCTTCACTATTGAACGCACCGTCATATATTTGTGAGACGTTTTCTCTCGCTTGAGCTGTTTTAGTATCGTCAAACCAAGTATTGCCTAGAAGTTCTTGCGATAAATTACCGAAGTCATCAACAACGTCGGATATATCAGAGTAGATACCAATGAGTGTACCGCCAAACTCAACACCAAGTGTGTCAATCTCTGGAACATAATCACCTAAGTCTTGTACCAGATTGGCAATACCAGTACCTATTCTATCGAAGTATTCTACGTCTGTCTCAGTACGCCCTACACTTGAATCGTATCTTTTATCATAGCCTACATATCCACTAGCAAATCTACCCCCACGGGTTCCAATGTTATAATCAGCTAATAACTGAGCTTTATCGACAGTATTCTCCGCTCCAAACATTGACTGAACTGAGCTAACCGTACTTTGACTAATAATATCAGGTAGCGTATCTTTTAAAGAGTTGCTTATAAACAACGATGCTTCATTACCAAACCAGTTTTCTTTTGTTAAGAAACTTTTGACAGATTCCGCAGACCCAGAAGTGGCACTAGCTAAAGAACTTCTACTAATATCACCAATAGCTTCAAGCAAGTCAATCTGTTTATCTAGGCGGTCTGTTATTGGCGTGATAGATGCGTCTACTCTGTCATCGTAAGACATAACTGGCGAGGATGAACCGCCCCCGCTTGATGAACCGCCACCACCACCACCTAAAGTTTGCCCAAGATTAGCCAGTAACGCAACCACTGCTGTTGTTGTTGCTGCAACCGCTGGCAAGTTTGCCGGGAATGGAGCTGATGCCCAAGCGGATGTAACCGCAGTTACGGAATTAACTAAAGCTAATCCTGATTGAATAGCTGAAAACGCTTGTGCCGCCCCAGAGCCTTTCTCAAAAGCTCCGGACATTGCTCCAGCAAGATTGGCATAAGCACCGATTTGATTTTGAAGGTGTTGTTCTTTCTCTTCATCGGTGACTATATTTTTGTCAACGAGTGCTTGATAGGCTTTCTGCTCTTTTGAAATATCAGCAAAAGCATTGCCCACATTGGCGATAGCTTTGGCATTTCCCTCAAGCCCTGCCGTCCAATCCTGTGAAAGATCAGAAAGGTTTGAGAAGTTATCGTGGAATTTATCAAACGTCTTCGCAAAATCAGCTCCGGCCTGATCAAGGCCATTCATCAGTTCAGCAGTTTTCTTGATGGCGGCTTGTTCTTCTTTCCACCCTATAAGCATGAGGTCGGCTTCGGCTTCATCATCTTTAATTTTCTGTTTTCGTAACTGCTCTTGATAATCGTAAATTGCTTTGGCGGATTCTTTCGCGGCTTTCTCTTCTAATTTGCGATAATACGCATTGTTTGCGGCGATCTCTTTGGCAAACTCTTCGTAAGGGTTGATATCTGTAGGTGCTAGTCCATCCGATTTTCCGGCAGCTTTTATTTTTCTCTGCAGTGCTGTGATCGATGCCTCTATGGTTTTGATCTCTGCTACTGCAGTGCCGCTGGTTCCAAAGAGTATGTCCCATGTAGATTGCCCACTGCTTTTGAGTGCTATCAGGCGTTGCTGCAGCTGCGTGAGCTCCCGCTTCATATCACTTATGGCTGTCAACTTCCTAATATCCTGAATACGATTGACATTTGATAGATAGTCTTCGAGTTTCGTGTTCACACCGGTAAGCGCAGTTGCAAGATCGTTAACGACTATTTTTGTTGCGTTAAATGAACTTTTTGTCAAGGTTCCTGCTAACTGTTGCCATGCGTTATCCAAGTTAGACACCGCAACGCCCATAGTGTCTGCTGCTTGAAACTGAGACATCCTGTTTTCTAAAAGCCCTACTACATCATCAGTGCTCTTAAGTGTCTCATTTGTAAGCCCAAGACCGTTTAAAAATCGTCCTAAGTCACTATTGGCGAGTACCGTACCAGTAGCGAGACCATCTACACCGGCAAGCAGTGAGTTAAATTCTATTCCTGCGCTTCCTGCCGCGATGGATATCTTCTTGGTGAGGTCTACCATCTGCTCAGTAGAGGCGCCAGCGTTTTTCATACTGACATACATCGCTTTATAGATTTGGTTGGTTTGTCCTAGCGTGTGCGGTGTTTCGGCATTTATTTTTGCGAGTTCAGCTACTGTTTTTGTAGCTTCCTGGTTAGCAAGCGCATATTTCTCAGTAATAGACAACGATTTACCCATTGCTGAAACATTTGAACTCGTAGCCACGGCAAGAGAGGTTATGCCTGCGATAGATTCTTCAAGTGAGCTGTTGTATTTGAATCCTGTATTCACCAGTGCGCTAAATGCTCTCTCGAGTGCAACGACAAACCCTACGGAGAGTGCAATCTTTTGAAGTTTAGAGCTAAAGCTCTCGACTTGTCCTCCGGCGGTTTGCGCTTTTTTTCCGGTCTGATCGAGCTGATCGTTGACGTGCTCAAGCTCCCCTGTCTCTTTGTTGAAGCGAAGCGTGATAGCGATAGTTTTGTTATTCATTCTCATTTCTCCAAAGTGACGGCAAGAATATCTTGCGCGATATCAGCAAGCTCAAGATATTCAAGCTGATGCTTTTTAGCAAAATTTACCAGATAGGTGTCAGATATCGTGAGACCCATTCCTGTGCTGCGTTGGCACTTGATGCAACCATAATAGACGATATTCTCCCAGGCGTCTTCAAGCCAGATGGTGCCTCTCTTCTTATGCTTCTCAAGACCCTCTTTAGTCTTTGGCTTTGGAGGGGCTTTCCCGCCGCGCTTTTTTTGTTGTCTCGCGTAGGTGACGAGACGCTTTACTTTTTTCCCTGGGCCTCTGCTATTTTTTTATTTAGTATGGACCATAAGTCAGAGTACGAGATTTCATACTCTTGCAGAAAACTCTCAAGACGTTCTATGTCATCTCCGCTGACCAAAACGGCAAACTGTTTCTTGGCAACGGCATCAAAACTCTTAAGCATCTGTGTATAATCAGGTGCTTCATACGCTTCAACAGCACTCTCAAGCTTTTCAATCTCTCCTCGGAGTGTTTTACGCTCGCTCAAGAGCTCTTTTTTGATCTCCCTATCTTCCTCTAGAGCGTAAAGATCCTCATTGTCACGCAACATGGCACGTGCAGCGCTTAGCTTTTTCTGCTTTTTCTCATGCTCTTTACGCGTTGTGTCGACAAGCTCTGCTTTTTTCTTCTCGGACTTCGCTAGCGCTTTAAAGGCTTGCTTATCCTTACCCGTAGCCATTCGAACTACCAGTAAAAAATCTTCGTCACCGATACTTAGGCTAATGTAATGCTGCAGTGTAATATCAGACATTGTCAGGCTCCTTAAATATAGTAGCGGATAACATAATTGTCATTGCCGGACGTTGGATTCGCATTGAACGTGTTATCAAGATAGCCGAGGCCGTCTTTGTCCGAAAGCGTCGGAACTTTGTCGGGGGTCATAGTAGGCACGACAATCTCCCACTTCACTTTTCCGCTTGTCGGATCATTGGCATCAGAGAGATCATCACGATCTTTTGCACGCCATACCAGGGCTTTGGCCACACCGTCAAGAACATCATCGATGCTGTAAGGATTCTCGCTGTCAACATCTCCCTTGAGCGACACCGTCGGATAGAAGTTGGCAATATTAAAAGCATTGGTCTTGAAAGTACGGCGCTGCTTAATATCAGCACCCATATCAATACCGACTTCATCAATTTCAGACAGAGCCGCTGCAACTTGAGTCGCGCCAATCTTCACATGACCATAAACATCGCTGTCATCAAGCATCGCTGATGGTGTCGGAGTGAGAAACGGCGGAGTAAAGGCTCCGTCATCAAGCGCATCAAAGGCAGCAGATATATCAAACTTCATCATGATCGGATCACCAACTTTGGCAAGCATCGAAAATTTGGCTTTACCACCGTGACCTTTAAACTTATTTTCAGTTCCTAAAATATCCACAGACATCGTTGCTGCATTGTTCGTTTGCGGAGCATACTCGTATCCGGCAATCGGCGTCGTATCATCCCCCGGTGTCTCATAGATCGGAGTACGACTGTGTCCGGAACATTGAAGCAAAATATCAACATCACTCCCATCAAAATTTACTACATCCAGAGGAAGCGGGGTGTCTAGTGAAAATTTCATAGAGCTCCAGGCGTTGAAGTGCTCAACCACCTTGTAGCCGCTGAAGGCAGCAATAGGGAAAAATTCACGTCGGCTCAATTCAATTGAGGGGATTTTAGGATCACCTTCGGCATAGACTGTCACCCCTGTAGTGTCCATTGTCGCATCTGCGATTCGTGTATTTTCAGTCGTCTCTTTGAGGACTTTTACAACATATTTTACTTCCATCTCTAGTTTCCTTTTTGTAAAATTTTGAGCATGTCGCTCTGTGCTTTTTCGATATGGCCAAGCTTTCCGTCAATATTTTTGATCGTGATGTCAAACTCACGCCGACCGACATAGCGGTCATCAGCATCGCGGTAGGTGATTTTTCCCATATGGGTTTTTTCAAGATCACCCACGCGAACATGAAGCTCTTCGTAATCTTTTGATGCATTCGAAGCAGCAACTCTCGAAGCTACCACGATACTGGCGACTCCAGCTACAGCAATGATGACCTGTATGGCTACACCTGGTGGGATCTCCACAATGTTCTCCTCATAATTTTTCATGTCAGCCGAATCCTACACCTTAATAAAACGCAGCGTCCAGCGCAGCATGCGTCCCGAAAATAAGGCTGGATTACGCCACTCTAAAGGATATAAGATTCGCCAATGATCGCATCGGAGGCTTCATGCTCAAAGAATTTCAAAAGGCACTCATGGCAAAGATTGGTGAAACAGTGGGTGTGCGTGAATACCGGGGAGAGCTATCTTCACCTGAAAAAGCGAAAGCCTTGGCCAAAGAGCTGCCATTGGTAATGGTGGATTTTGTGGGGGACGATCACGGTGGACACGCCTTGAAAAAGATAGCTGTTTTCAACCTCTATATCGTTCATGTCTCTTTCTCAGGAAACATCACCGCCCGTGAAACCAAGCGGATCGAGCTTGTCGAGCTGATTGAAACCGTTGATGAAGCGATTACCGCCAAAAGCTTTGCGGGTTCAGGATATGTGAAACTTCAAAAGCTTACCAAGCTTTTTGACGCTCAGGCCGGAGTGGGATATCTCACTGCATTTACACGAACACTAACTGTAGAATTAAGGAAATAGTAGATGGCAAAGTTAAGTTTAATAGCCCTTTCGGTGCTTTATGCTGCCAAGGCAACACCTGAAGGGGCAATAACAGTCAAGATCGATTTGGCAGTTGTTGGAAAATGGGAAGGTCATCCCAACGGAGCCTTTGATATCACTCTTGATGATCTGCAGACCATCAAAACAAACTTTGATGCTTCAGATATTGATGTGGTTGTTGATTATGAACATATGACACTCTGGGGCGCGTCGGCTCCGGCAGCAGGATGGGTCAAGTCTCTTGAGATCACAGGAGAGACGCTCATCGGTGAGATTGAATGGCTTGATGCCGCCAAAGAAGCCATCAAAAAAGGCGAGTACCGCTATATCTCACCTGTGCTTGATCCGCATACCATCGATCAGGTTACGGGAGAAGATATCAGCTGGTCACTTCACTCTGCAGCGCTCACCAACAAGCCCTTTTTAGAAGAGCTTGGTGAGGTGAAAGCCGCTAAGAGTCAACCCAAAAAACAGGAGGAGAAATCCATGACACCAGAAGAACAACGTCGCCTTGAAGAGGCAGAAACCACAGCCGCACGTGTGACTACCGTTGAGGAGGAAAACACAAATCTGAAGGCACAAAATCAAGAGCTACTTGCCAACAGTGCAACCGCTACCGTTGCCGGTGCTATTGCAGCAAAGAAGATCTCAAAAGATCAGGAAGCGTGGGCACTGGCCTATTGCAAAAGTGATCCAAAAGGTTTTGAAGACTTTCTCAAAGACGCGAAACCCCAAACACAGGTGCCCTCAAGCGATCAGTTTGCAGCGAGCAACGCAAACAGTACCACTACTGTAATCCCCATGACAAAGGTGTAAAAAATGGCTTATGATGCAAAACTCGGTTCTCTCAGTTATGAAGAGAAACCGATTATCGACAAAACCCACTCCCCAATCCTTTTAGGTGTTGGTTTTCCAACAGGACAAGGCGAACTTAAGCGCGGTCTTTTAGTTGCTGTTGTAACAGCGACTCCTGATGAATATGTGCCGTACAATCCGGCGGGCGATGACGGTACGCAAAACGTTAAAGGTGTTTTAACATCAACTATCGACACGACGGATGCTGCAACGGTTGGCACGATTATCGTACACGGCACCGTCGTTGAAGAGAACTTACATGTAAACAACAGCGCACTTGATGCAGCAGATATGGCAGCACTTCGCGCCATGACAATCTACCCACTTTAGGAGGTGAATAATGGATGAACTACTTTTACAACTCTTTGGTATTCAAAGCGTTGCAGCAGCATTGGCGATTATGCCTGATATTAAGACAAAAGTTATGGATGATCTTTATCCTGAATCGGTACGCATGACGCATCCGTTTTCACAGATCTCTCTTCAAGAGATTACTGATATTGCTCACGCGGTGCCGGTGGTGCGTCGCGGGTCACAGAGTATCCCGATCGGGAGCGGTTCGGGGCAGATCAATTTCATTGAACCTCAACCCATCGACATCTCTGCCTTTGTTACAGCCAAAGAGCTCAATGATCTCAAGCAGCTGACACCCGATGCGCAAGAGGTCTGGCTTCAGAGCAAGATTGAGTTTGGTCGCAAAACACTTCGTGCCACCGCTGAAGCACTCTCATGTCAGTCACTCACCGGTGCCATCAGCTTTCCTATGAAAGTTGATGGCGGTATGGACACCTATACCCTTGACTTTGGAGCGGTGGCATCCGTCACACCGACAAAAGTATTTAATGCTACCGGAGCCACGCTTGCAGACGTGAATGACACGCTCAATAAAATGGCAGAGAAGATTGAAGACAACGGTTTTGGAATGAAAACCGAGTTTCGTTGTGGCGCCAAAGTAGAGAGCTTTTTAGTCAACGCTATCGGTGAACTCTCCAACGATACCCGTATCGTAGCAAAAGTGACCGATGAGTATATTGTACTGGGCAAACACCGTATCAAGATGCTCAAAGGGCGCTATCGTAACCCTCAGACAAAAGCGTTTGTCAATGCCATCGGCGACAATGAGATTCAGGCGCTAGACGTAGAGAGCGGTTTTCGTTTTCGTTATCTGGCGATTGATGATATCTCAGCCGGTCTTGCTGCGCTGCCAATGTTTGTCAAAACGATTCTTTCAGAGAATCCAAGTGGATACCAGGTCTTTTTCAAATCAACACCGCTGCCGATTCCGGTCGTCAAAGCGATGTGTAAAGCAACCGTACTATCTTAAGAAGCCTCCGGGCTTCTCACCAGGAGCAAAACAGTGACAATTACCCAACCCGATCTAGAAAAAGAACTGAGTCAAAACGAGTTGCTTCAGCTGACTGACATCAATGGTACCGGAGTCCTGGACACCGAGGTGCTTAATGATGCCATTGAAGATGCACTCGCTTTTATTGAGAGCTTTTTTACACTGCCCCAAACACCCACGCCGTTACTGAAAAAAATCGGTGTGGATCTGGCCGTCTATGAGCTGCGTAAAAAAAACAGCCTGGTTGATGAAGAGATGAAGAGTGAACGCAAAGAGAACGAGGCTTACCTGATGAAGATGGCAAAGAACCTTATACCCATAGCAACAAGCGGTGGTGTCACACCGGCACCCAAGACTTCGGGTTCTTCTTTTGTTCACGGGCGCACTCACACAGACACCAGCGGATTGAGGATGCCATGACCAACGCACAGAAAAAGAGAGAGATTGCACGCGCACTGTATGTGTCAGGCAAAAGCCAGGAAGAGATAGCTGCGATTCTTGAAGTCGGTCTGCGAACCATTCAAAACTACAAGTCAAAAGATGCTGCCGAGGGTAAGGACTGGGATCTGAAGCGAGCCGAGAAGCACATCTTGAAAGAGGGAGAGAGACGCGAGTATCTCTACAGTGACTTTATCGCTTACATGTATGACACTCTCAAGGAGATCCGCGAAGATGAGGCGATGCCCGCCGGAGAGAAAACCGACAAGATCGTCAAGCTCTCTGATGCCTTCTCAAAGATGAAGACCATCGCACGCCATGAAGATCCTGAAGCGTACAAGCGCGGTGTGATCAAACATGTCATCAAAACACTGGGACTGGCTATCAAAGAGTATCATCCTGAGTTTCTGGAGAAATATATCGAGCTGACTGAGATGATTGAGGATGCGCTTGATGTCAATATTTGATGCGAATGAATTGCGTTTTTTGCTCAGTGAGACAAAGGCTACACTGCTTTCTGAGGGGAACGACAAAAAAACAGCCGAACGTTTAACACGCCGCGAATACATCAAATGGCTCGAAGGCTTTCGTGCCGAGCTGAAACTGACTATCGCGTCCAATGCAACGCTTGAGCCTAAAAATAGAGACAAACGTGTCAAGCGAGCCGGAGAGGATTTTCACTACTTCCGTACTACCTATTTCCCTCACTATTACTATCTTCCCGGAAAGTCGTTGCTGCAAGAAGAGCTTGAGACGATCTATCTACGCATCGCAAAAAAATCAAAGCTCTCTGCAGCTGCTGCCGCATCGGCTGCCGGAGTGCGCTTTGCACTGGCCGCGCCTCGGGGTCACGGAAAATCAACAGATGTATCCGTCGTGTTTATCATCTGGTGTATTGTCTATCGTCTCAAGCATTTTATCACGCTCTTTTCTGATGCGATAGAGCTGGCGGAAACACTTGTGGAGTCCATCAAGGCAGAGCTGGAGGAAAATGAAAACCTCAAAGCAGACTTTCCTCTTGCAACGGGCATGGGTCGTATCTGGCGTGTAGGTGAGATTGTCTCCGCAAATGGCATCAAGGTCAAGGCTTACGGTTCCGGAAAAAGGGTGCGTGGGGTGAAACACGGGGTATGGCGTGTTGATCTTTCCGTCATTGATGATCTGGAAAATGATGAGAATGTTCGAAGCCAGGACCAGCGCGACAAGTTGGAAAACTGGCTGGATGAAGCGATTGAGTATCTCGGCTCTCTCAATGATACGATGGATATTCTCTATATCGGAACACTGCTACATCGTGACGCGGTTCTGGCTAGAAAACTCAAGCATGCCTACTGGAATCCAAAGATATTTAGAGCCGTGATGCGCTTTCCCGAGCGTATGGATCTGTGGGAGGAGTATACCAATCTCTACAAGCATCAGGGTGAAGCTCAGGCCCATGCGTTTTATCTCTCAAACCAACCTGACATGGATGAGGGAAGCAGGGTTCTGTGGAAGGAAGCCGTCCCTATTGAAACCCTTATGCGTAAACGCGCCCGATCCAAACGCGCTTTTGACAAAGAGCTGCAGAACAACCCCGGAGCCGAAGATCAAAGCTTCAAACGCGAGAGCATGCACTTTTACAGTGAGGTTCCCCGTCGAAAAATCGAGTACTACGGGTACTGTGATCCCTCTCTAGGCAAGAAAAAAAGCGACTATGCAAACTTCACCATCCTTGCTGTGAGCCGTGAGCTGCGCAGAGCATGGGTAGCAGAGTCCATCAATCAGCGACTTCCCTCAAAAGAGATTGTCAAAAAGATAGTCGATCTTCAAGAAGAGTATCACTGCAAGCTCTTTGGCTATGAAACCAACGGTGGTCAAGGACACCTGGTGCCGTTCATCAAAGATGCGGCCTTTGATCGTGGTGTTCATATGCCGCTCAAAGAGATCAACTCTACCGAAGCCAAAGAGGCACGCATCGCAGAGATAGAGATTCCTGTCGAGTCGGGAGAGATCATGCTTCATGAAACGCAACTCGTACTGATCAGCCAGCTTGAGGAGTTTCCCGAAGGAAAAAATGACGATGCCCCAGACGGACTTGCCGGATGCTACCGCCTCACAAAACTTGGAAAGAGGCGCAAAGGCGGCTCCAAGCGAAAACAAAAACCGAAACCAAAACGATCAATAAACTACGGGAGACTTCCATAATGAGATTTAAAATACCCTTTTTTGCCAATAAAAAAACACCCGAGACCCGAACACATTCGGCTGCACCGATGAGTGATATTCTAACGGGTATCTTTACTAACTTGCCCGTACAACGAAGATGGCTTAAAGCGGATGCGATTGCACGCATTGAACGTGATGATCAAGTGATCTCATCACTGGGAAGCCGTAAAGCCGCTACTTTAAAAAAAGAGTTAATCATCACCTGTGACAATGAAGAGGTTACTAAAGCGTTGCGTTTTGCTCTGAGTCGGAACTTCTTGAATCAGCTGCTTGACACCCCCTTGCAGGGAATGGGTGTTTTTGAGCTCAATTGGGTTGAGTTTGACAGCGGCTACTGGACACCAACAGTCATTGAGCGCAACTATCGCGACTTTATCATTAAAGATTATGAGCTGCGCTATGATCCTGTAGGTTCCGGAGTCGGCGATGCGATCGCCCCTCATAAAGCACTCTATGCACTGCACAACCCAAAACATAATCGCCCTATGGGTACGGCACTGTATGATGCGCTCTACTGGCCGGTCAAACTCAAAGGGGCATCCTTGGAGTTCTGGCACAAGTTTCTGGAGAAATACGGAGTGCCCTGGGCGGTGGGGACAACTTTAGGAGATCGCGATGAGATGGCTAAAGAGCTTTATAATATGCTCTCTGGAGACGCGGCAGTCATTGAAAATGGAGATACCATCGAAACCGTCGTCACTTCAAAAGTGGGTGATTTTGACAAATTAGCTGCCTACTGCGATACTCAGATCGCCAAAGTTATTCTTGGCGGCAATCTGACC